TCTTTGTTAGTGGCCATTACTCTGTACCCAAAAGGTCTTTTCATTTCCATCCCAATAAGAGCTTTTACTCTGTAAGAGCAGATATCTCTGTTAACCATTTGAGCAGGAAGTTCTCCCATCTCTGAACCATAAGGTGTTGCTACATAAGCAAAATCAGATAAATCAACAATGTTATTGAATAGGTCATAATTAACCCTCATTCTTTTATACTCATTAACCCCTCCATATCCTATAGATAAGAAGTTAGCTTTAGTATCATACATGTCAATCTTCTCTCTGTACCACAGAAAGTTTTGATCTTCTTTTTCTTTTCTACTGAGTCTTTCAGTAGAATAAGATTTAGGTTGGGTAACAGGTTGATTCATTTTTCTTAAAAATAAGTATTTACAAAAGTACTAATTAATTTAATCTCTGTGTCAAGTTCCTAGTATTATTTTTAACATACATAGTGTCCATCATAGCTAATAGCTGTTTTGCTTTTCTGTTTCCATTAGATTTAGGTTCATACTCTTTACCATGTAAATCTTCTTGGTCTTGAAACATTACTTGCATAAGTGCCATAACCCTATCAAAGTTTCCTTTTCTATTATACCCAATTAATTCTTCTAAGAGTCCTATAGAATATATTTGATCTAAAGCTCTAATAGGCATACCATCATCATCAAAATCAAGTGTCTCTAATAACCAAGATTTAATATACTTTTCACCTGCATCTTTAAGTTGGTCTATCATGTGACATCCATAAAGTCTATTAACTTTAGAATTCTTTACATTCTTCTTTATAACTTCATCAGGTTGATAAGCTAGGTAATGTAATTGTTTTCTTCTTCTGAAGTAATCTTTAACATGAGTTACTTCATTTTCATGCATTATAGTTGTGTTATAAAGTTCAGCAAATAATCTACAAATGTAGTTTACATCATCTGCTTCTCCAGGTCTACCAACATACTCTGCTACAATTATTCTTTTAGTTCTATCTCCAATAATTACTGATTTGTAAACATAAACAGCAGCAAGAGATGTACCTTGAGCTTGTCTGTAAGGGTCATACCCAATTTTAAAAGCACCTCTTTGAGGTACTTCAGGTGGATATTCATAGATAACAGGACATCCTTCTAAAGAAGTATTATCAGGTTTTTGTCTGTAGATTACATTAGCACTACCATCTAAAATAGGTTCTGCTTTTACTTTCTTAGACTCATAATCATAAAATAGTTTAACAGGAGTACCCATTATCATGTGTAAATTCTTTGCTTTAACTATTTCAAGTTGTCTTTTTAATTCAAGTACAGGAAAGTTATTTGTAGACACCATACCAAAAGCCTCAAAAGGACTTAATGGTTTTTCTTGCATTCTTTTTTGAATATCAGCAGAAGTTGCACCATTATCAAGTAATACTTTTCTTTGAGCAAGTTCTAATGCTTTAGCTCCTTCTTTATCAGAGTTACCTTGTTCATCATAGTAACCTTCCATATTCCAAGTAATAGGATGAAAGAAACCACATCTCATATCTTCAGATTCTTCATCCCAAATATTCTGAAAAGGTAACATACCAAACCTCAATGGGTTAGAGTGCATCTCAGAGTAATCTGCAGTACCACCTTCCATATCTCCTGATGTTCCAAAGACAGTAATCATACCTGTTTTAATTGCTCCTCCCATTACACAATCTTGAGAAGCTGCATAGGAATCTTTAAGAAGTCCAGGTGTACCAAATGCTCCAGATTCTTCAAATATTAAATCTCTAGCATCTTTACCCCTTGCGGCATCTGCATTATCTTTAAAGGTAAGTGCCATAATCTCAGACATAAATCCAGTTTCAACTTTTACACCATTTCTATACTCAATAGTAGAAGCTTTAACGTGGTCCATTTTATCTACAACATCTTTAGGATATACCCAAGCTGTATTAGCATTAATAAAGTTAAGGTAGTTAGTTGCCATTGTAAAGATTCCTTTAGGAAAAAGGAATCTTTTTTCATAAGCACCAAATATAGTAAGAGCTTTAGGATAACATAAATAGTTTTTAACTGCAATAGCTGCATTCTTATAAGAGTAACCTTTTCTTCTAGACTTACCTACAATAAGATTGTAGCCTCCTATTAAATAAGGTTCTTCAATTTTTACTTCTAATTGTAATCCTGTGAATAAATCAGAAAGATTTGAAGACTCAGTTATAGAAACTCCTAGTCCATCTACTATACCATTAAAGGCAATTTCTCTTGCCCAAAAGTAATTGTAATCTCCATCCCAAAAGTCAGGGAAGTCAGTAATCTTAGCAGATTTTTTAGCATTCATATCCTCAACTTTAAGGATGGGACAAAAGTTTAAATAAAAATAATGGTCTCCAGTAATCTTTACACCTCCTGAATAGTGACCATTAATAATTCTGTTTCTTTGTTCTTGCCAATATGTAAACCAATCAGGAGAACCCCAGGGATCTAGACAGTATGTCCCATACTTCTGGAATTTTCTAGCTTCTTCTCTGAATACTTCTGTATTAATCCAAATCCCATCTGGGTTCCTGATTGATCCTAATTGACTCATGTATTATTTACCTTTTGACTTAATCTTTTTTTCCTGTTTTAACATAGCAGCTGTAGGTTTCTTTCCAGATCCTGCATTTTCTCTAATGTTATCCCAAAGACCTTTTTGTGAGGTAGAACCATCTTTTCTTTTCATCATTTGTTTAGCCATGATTTCTTTTGTTTTTAAGTTACAATGTTTTTGATTCTGTACAATGTGTGAGCAATAAGTTCTTGCATTGTATCAATTTGATTCTGAATAAATGACTCTTTAACAACTTCTCTTGCTACAGAAATAGCATTGTATAAAGCTTTAAAGTAAACTAAAGGATTAGTAATAACTTCTGACTCATCCACTTCTTCAAGAGTAAATGAATCATCAATACCCATTGAAGTCTCAACATAAGTATCAACTAAATCTAGTACTGAGTCATAGAATATACTCATAGCATTATGAGTAGCAAAGGTTTTATCCTTCTGTCTTAAGTGTGTAAGGTGAGCATCAGTTCTTGCTTTAAGTAATAAAGCAGGGATTACTCCTCTTGTATTTTTTACAGATGTAGACTTAGAAGATTTAACTTCTTGTATGTCATCATCATCTAACATTTTTGCTAAGTCAGCCATGATTTTTAGTGTTAAATTAATCTAACAAATTTGTAAAAAATCCTTTTTCAGTAAGGTCTTCAGGATTTTTCTTAGCTCTATCATGAGCTTTATTGATTTCATCTTGAGTAAAAAGAATACATCTTTCATTAGACCCATCTTCATCTTCTACTTGCACTGCAATATAAGATAAAGCTGAACCAAATTTTCTGTCTGTATTGTCTACTTCAATTAATCTGCCTTTTACTACTTTTGCCATAATGGTTGTTTTTAAGTTAATATTAAAATGTAAAGATAGTTATTTATTTTAAACTATTAGGATCTGCAAATGGGCTAACTATCTTCTGCCCTTTATTTTTGATTTCTTCAAATACCTCATTATCAACTTTTTCTCTAAGGGTATTAAGATTTTCTAGTACTCTAGAAGTATCATTTAATGCTGAAGTTATATCTTTAGGTTTAAAGATTGGTGCTCCTGTTCTAAGATTTACATCAGACATACTAAATCCAATAAAGAACTGTTGCATCTTTTCAGCTGCTGATTTAGCAGCCATATAATAATTATAAGTTACAGAAGCTTCTGCTTGAAACTCTTTTAACTTAGCAATACCTTGAATAAGTAAAGGATCTTCTTGGTCCCAATCTTCTCTAGTAATTATATCTTTAATAATCTTTTCAGGTCTTTGGTGTTCAGCATAACCTGAATAAGGATTAGATTTTTGTATTGAAGCCATAAACTCTATATAAGAGAAGTCTTCAATAGCATATCTTTTATCCTTAGTAGTATCTCTTTCCCATATTTCTTTAAAAGGAGGAATAAGTAATACTTGTGTTGTGGGAGAGACTACTTTGCTCTCTACTGTAAATAGTAAACTCATAATAAATTAAATTTTAAAAATTGCTGTTGATCTGTTTAACCAACCTTTTAAAAACTTACTTAATTTGTAGTTTGTTTTTACAAGGTTATTGTAAGCAGTATTTCTGGCCTTATATAAACATTCTTCAGTTACATACTGCATTTTTTCTCTAGTTGCAGGTCCAATAATTCCATCAGCAGGAACTCCTGCACACCCTTGCATTATCCTAATTGCCCTAGCATTTCCCATATTATAAGCAGTATCAAAATACATAAGCCTAGATTCAAGAGGAAGTATGAAAGCATT